TTTAGAGATGAAACTAAAAATAGTATATTTAACTTAGTTAAACTATACGAGCAAATAGATTACAACGAAGAAATGTCTAGAACATTAGGTATTACTAAAGGTAATTTTCAATGGGTTAACGGCGTTAAAGATTCAACAGTAATATTCTACCCAGATAATAAAGGTAGATTTAAATTAAGCTGGACACCACCATCACAACTGCAAAACAACGTTATAATAAAAAACGGCGTTAAACACCCAGGCAATGAACATATGGGTGCTTTTGGTTGTGACAGCTACGATATATCAGGAACAGTAGATGGTAAAGGATCAAAAGGCGCATTGCACGGCTTGACAAGGTTTTCAATGGAAGATGCACCTGCTAATAGCTTTTTCTTAGAGTATTTAGCAAGACCTCAGACCGCAGAGATATTCTTTGAAGACGTTCTAATGGCGTTAGTATTTTACGGGATGCCTTTACTTGCAGAGAATAATAAACCTCGTCTATTGTATTATTTACGAAGACGTGGTTACAGAGGTTTTAGTATGAACAGACCTGATAAAGTTTGGAATAAATTATCTACTGCAGAAAAAGAAGTTGGTGGAATACCTAACTCAAGTGAAGATATAAAACAAGCTCATGCAGCTGCAATTGAAATGTACATACAAGATCACGTGGGTATGAAAAAAGATGGATCGTTTAGTGACTGCTATTTTAATGACTTGCTAAACGACTGGGCTAAGTTTGACATAAACAAAAGAACAAAGTTTGATGCATCTATAAGTTCTGGACTTGCCATCATGGCTAACAACAGACATTTATACGCACCAAACGTAAAAATAGAAAAACAAAAATTAAACATAAGTATTGCTAGGTACACAAACACAGGTAGTACATCTAAATTAATAAAATAAATATGGCTGAATCAGTTATAAGAAGTTATTTCCCTAGTCAAGTAGTTAGTGACGATGAAAAAAGAAGTTTTGAGTATGGGCTCAAGGTTGCTAAAGCTATTGAAAACGAATGGTTCGTTTATGATAGAGGTACTAATAAATTTGACTCACAAAGAAATGATTTTCACAGGTTAAAACTATACGCAAGAGGAGAGCAGTCAATACAAAAATATAAAGACGAGCTATCTATAAACGGTGATTTATCTTATTTAAATTTAGACTGGAAACCAGTACCTATTATATCTAAGTTTGTAGATATTGTTGTAAACGGTATTTCAGAAAGAACATACGACATAAAAGCTTATTCACAAGACCCATATGGAGTTGCGAAAAGAACAAAGTATATGGAAAATATACAAGCCGATATTATTGCGTCGCAATTAAATGATTTTGCGGCTGAAGCTTTTGGTGTTGATTTATACAAAAACAAAAAAGAAGAACTACCTGAAACACAAGAGGAACTAGATCTTCACATGCAGCTAACATACAAGCAGTCCGTAGAAATGGCAGAGGAGCAAGCATTAAACGTTTTGTTAGAAGGTAATAAATATGAATTAACTAAAAAAAGATTTTACTATGATTTAACAGTGTTAGGCGTAGGTGCTGTTAAAACAAGTTTTAATACTTCTGAGGGTGTTACTGTAAAATATGTTGACCCAGCTAACCTTATATATTCTTACACTGAGTCGCCTTATTTTGAAGACATATACTATGTTGGTGAGGTTAAATCAATACCTGTTAATGAACTTGTAAAACAGTTTCCAAACATGACTAATGTAGAGCTTGAAGACATAGTTAAAAACCCTGCGTACAACAACTCTAATTACGATGGTAACTTTGCAAACAGAGGTGGTATAGACCCTAATAAAGTTCAAGTTTTATATTTTAATTATAAAACATATATGAACGAGGTTTACAAAGTAAAAACTACTGGTAGTGGAGCTTCCAAAGCAATACCTAAAACAGATAAGTTTAATCCAGTTATAGATGAATCAACTAACTTTGATAAACTATCAAGATCAGTTGAAGTGTTATACGAAGGAGCTGTAATACTAGGCACAGATAAACTGTTAAAATGGGAGCTTGCTAAAAACATGGTTAGACCTAAAAGTGATTACACTAAGGTTAAAATGAACTATAGCATCGTAGCACCTAGATCTTATAAAGGTAGAATAGAATCTCTTGTAAGACGTATAACTGGTTTTGCTGACATGATACAGCTTACGCATTTAAAAATCCAACAAGTATTAGCTAGAATGGTTCCAGATGGTGTTTATTTAGATGCTGATGGTCTAGCTGAAATAGATTTAGGTAACGGTACAAACTATAATCCACAAGAAGCTTTAAACATGTTCTTCCAAACAGGTTCTGTTATTGGGCGAAGTTTCACTTCTGAAGGTGATATGAACCCAGGTAAAGTGCCGATACAAGAGATAACAAGTGGTAGTGGCGGTAACAAGATGCAAGCATTAATTGGTAATTACAACTATTACTTACAGATGATAAGAGATGTGACAGGGTTAAATGAAGCAAGAGATGGTAGTACACCTGATAAAAATGCTTTAGTTGGAATACAGAAAATGGCCGCTGCTAATAGTAACACTGCAACAAGACATATATTACAAGCAGGTTTATTTTTAACACAAGATATTGCTGAACAACTATCTTTAAGAGTTTCTGACATTATAGAATATTCACCAACTAGAGAGGCGTTTATACAGCAAATAGGAGTTCACAACGTTGCAACTTTAGAAGAAATGAAGCAGTTGCACCTATATGACTTTGGTATATTTATAGAGTTAATGCCAGATGAAGAAGAGAAAGCAATGCTTGAAAACAACATTCAAGTAGCTTTAGCGCAACAAAGTATAAACTTAGAAGACGCTATTGATCTTAGAGAAATAAAAAATGTTAAATTAGCTAATCAATTGTTGAAAATACGTAGAATTAAAAAACAAGCACAAGATCAGTTGATGCAACAACAAAATATACAAGCACAGTCACAAGCTAATATTCAAGCACAGCAAGCGTCTGCACAGCTTGAAGTTCAAAAAGAACAAGTTAAAACACAAAGCGAGGCACAGCTTGAGCAAATGAAAGCTGGTTTAGAAGCTCAAAAGCAAGCACAAGAAGTTGCTTACAAAAAAGAGTTGATGCAACTAGAGTTTCAAATGAACATGCAGCTTAAGTCTATGGAGGTAGAAGCTGTAAAAGGTAAAGACGAAATGAAGGAAAATAGAAAAGATGAAAGAACAAAAATACAAGCTACACAACAAAGTGAGCTTATAGATCAAAGAAAAAGTGGAAAACCACCTAAAAACTTTGAGTCCGCAGGTAATGATATATTAGGAAGCGGATTTGATTTAGGTGCTTTTGACCCTAGATAACAATTATTAATTATTATTATATTATATTATGGAAGAAAATGTAGAAAACGTAGCGGATAACGTTACAAAGCTAGACATTTCTCAAGCTGTGGAACAACCGGTTGATGATAGTGTCACAAAGTTAGATTTAAATAAACCAGAAACACCAGTAGAAGATGAAGTTAAAGAAGATAACCCTGACAACGAGAGAGTGGTTGGAGTCGATGAAAATGCCGATGCCACAGAAAAACAAGAAGAAGTACAACCGGAAGTTGAAGCACAAGAAGCTCCAGTATTAGAAGAAATCACTGAAGAAGAAGTTCAAGAGCAAACAGAAGAATTAACTGAACAAGTTGAAGAAGCTGTAGCCGAAGCCCAAGAAACTGGAAAAGCTTTGCCTGAAAATGTTCAAAAGTTAATGGACTTTATGGACGAAACCGGTGGTACACTAGAAGATTACGTTCGTCTTAACCAAGATTATTCTAGTTATGACGATATGACAGTACTCAGAGAGTACTATAAACAAACTAAATCTCATTTATCATCTGATGAAATAGAATTTTTAATTGAAGATTCATTCTCGTATGACGAGGAAGTAGATGAAGAAAGAGATATTAAAAAGAAAAAAATAGCGTTAAAAGAGCAAGTTGCCAACGCTAAAAGCCACTTAGACGGGCAAAAGTCTAAATACTATGAAGAGATCAAAGCTGGTTCTAGGTTAACACCTGAAGCTAAAAAAGCTATGGATTTCTTTAATAGGTACAACAAGGAGTCGGAAGAAACTCAAAAAATAGCGGATAAACAAACAAAAAATTTTTTAAATAAAACTAATCAAGTTTTTAACGATAAATTCAAAGGTTTTGAATACAACGTCGGAGATAAAAGATATAGGTTTAATGTGAACAATGCTAATGAGGTTAAGACCACCCAAAGTGATATTAATAATTTTACCAAGAAGTTCTTGAATGAAAATAATGAAATGTCAGACGCTAAGGGTTATCATAAATCTCTTTATACTGCAATGAACGCTGATGCTGTTGCTAATCACTTTTACGAACAAGGTAAGGCTGATGCTTTAAAAGAAAGTGTTGCTAAATCTAAAAACGTAAGTATGGACCCAAGACAATCATTTAGTAATGAAAATACTAGTGGTGGTACTAAGTTCAGAGCGCTTAGCGATGATTCTCCTAACTTTAAGTTTAAAATTAAAAACAAATAATAATAAATTTAAAAATTAAAAAATAAAAAATTATGGCAGTAGGAACAATTACGCCAGCGGTAGGTAGTTTACCAGCTACTCCCTCGGCAATAAAACAAACAGTTGCAAGTGCTTACGTAGACTTACGTGACTCTGGATGGGCGCAACAATATTTACCAGATCTTATGGACAAAGAAGCTGAAGTTTTTGGAAACAGAACTATTTCAGGATTTCTTGCACAAGTAGGAGCTGAAGAAGCGATGGCATCTGACCAAGTGGTTTGGTCTGAGCAAGGTCGTTTACACGTATCTGCGGCAGGTATTATTGTAGCGGCTACAGGTGTGGTAACTAGCACTGCGCACGGTGTTAGAAAACACGATACTGTAGTGTTAAATAGAGCTGGTGTTGGTACATTAAAATGTTTAGTAACAGCTTCTGACGCTGACACTTTTACTGTATTACCTTATACTCAAGCGGCTATGAACACTGGTTCTGGAACTACATTTACAGATGGTGCTGTAACTGGATTTGTATTTGGATCTGAATTTAAAAAAGGACAAGAGGGTCATGTAAAAGGTTTAGAACCAGATTTTAAATCTTTAGAAAACAAACCAGTTATTATTAAAGACTTGTACGAAGTTTCAGGATCTGACGCTTCAGCTATTGGTTGGATTGAAGTTTCTGGTGAAGAAGGACAAAACGGTTACATGTGGTATTTAAAAGCAAACGGAGATACAATGGCTAGATTTACGGATTACTGTGAAATGACTTGTATTGAAGGTGAGCTAAACGCTAATCTAGCTGCTACAGGTACTACAGGTGAGAAATTAGGATCTATATCTGGTACTCAAGGTTTATTTGCAGCTATCGAAGAAAGAGGTAATGTTATGACTGGTGGTTACGACAGCGGTGCAGATGCTTTAGGTTCTATGGATTTAATGTTAAAGAGATTTGACTCTCAAGGTGCTATTGAAGAAAACATAATGTTCTTAAACAGAGATCACTCTCTAGCTATTGACGATATGTTAGCTTCTTTAAATGGATCTGCCCAAGGTATTGGAGGTGGAAGTGGAGCTGCTAATACTATACAAGGTACTTCTTTTGGTTTATTTGACAATTCAGCTGATATGGCTTTAAATCTAGGTTTTACTGGATTTAGAAGAGGTACTTATGACTTTTACAAGTCTGACTGGAAATATCTAAATGATGCTACTCTTAGAGGTGCTTTTACAGATATTAACGGTGTTGTAGTACCAGCTGGTACTTCTAATGTTTATGACCAAATAATGGGTAAAAACATGAAGAGACCTTTCTTACACGTTAGATACAGAGCTTCACAAACTGAAAGCAGAAAAATGAAAACTTGGATCACTGGATCTGTTGGAGCTGCGACTTCACAGTTAGACGCGATGGAAGTTAACTACTTATCTGAAAGATGTTTAGTAACTCAAGGTGCTAATAACTTCTTCTTAATGAAGTAAGCATTTATTACTTAAGGATCGAGGCTTCGGCCTCGACCCTTTATTTTATTAACTTATATTATATTATATTATGGCAAAAAAAGAAAAAATTAAAGAGGTGGTTGTTGAAACACCAACGGTTATGGAAACTCCAAAACCAAAAATTAAAGTTGAGCCTAAAAAGCCAACTTGGGAAATAAAAGAAAGAAAGTATATATTAAAAGGAAGTTCTCCTTTATGTCACATACTAAGAGGTAGTAATATATACTGGTTTGATGAGAATAAAGGTTACGAAAGAGAACTTAAAATAACTGAAAACCAAAAAACACCTTTTGTAGATGAATTTAAAGGTCAAGTTAAACTTTCTCATATAATGTTTATGGACGGTATATTAATTGTGCCAAAAGAAAAACAAACATTACAAAAACTTTTATCTTTATATCACCCAGATAAAGACAGGGTGTATTTTGAATACAATGCTATTCAAGACGCTACTGATGAAGTAGAAATTTTAGAATTAGAAATCGAAGCATTAATGGCAGCTAAAACTATAGACATAGATATGGCTGAAGCAATTATGCGTGTAGAATTAGGTTCTAAGGTAGCAGAGATGAGTTCTAAAGAACTTAAAAGAGATTTACTATTATATGCTAAGAAAAATCCAGCTGTATTCCTAGAACTTCTTAATGACGATAATGTTGTGCTTAGAAACTTTGGTATTAGAGCAACAGAAATGGGGTTATTAATATTATCTCAAGATCAAAGAACATTTAGCTGGGGATCTAATAATAGAAAACTAATGAACGTTCCTTTTGATGAACATCCATATTCAGCTTTAGCATCATGGTTTAAAACTGATGAAGGTATGGACATTTACAAAACTATTGAAAAACAATTGAAGTAAAAACCTTTGTAGAAGCAGTCGCTCTACGGGGCGATTGCAAACTACAAATTAAAAAGAAATTATGGCAGTAAGTATAGATACAGTATATCAAAGAGTGTTGGCTATTGCCAACAAAGAACAAAGAGGTTATATAACACCTCAAGAATACAATTTATTTGCCAACCAAGCTCAGATGTCTATATTTGAGCAATATTTTTATGACATAAGTCAGTTTGACAGATTACCGGGTAGTGAACACCCTTACTCTGATATGACGACTTTGTTAGAAGAAAAAATAAGTATATTTAAAAAAAGAAACCAACCAGTTGCAATCACAAACCAATATGGCGATGGAGTATTACCTACAGACATGTATAGGTTAGGTACTGTTTTGAGATTTGCTTTACCAAATGTAACAGGTTCAACAGCTGCAGAAATAGAAGAAGTTTCAGATGAAGAATATATGTATTACAGTGCTTCGCCGCTAGCAGCGCCTTCAAAATATCGACCGATATATATAAGAAATTCAGCAACAACAATAAAGCTTTACCCAAACGCTACAACTATAAATACTGGTTTAGATAAAGCTGCAACTCAATATTTCCAGCAAACTGGAAAAAACCAATACAACGGGCAAAACAACCAGTTTAACGCTGAGGGATTTAGTTTAGCCCCATCAAGCACTCAAGGCGGTAGCGGTAGCGTTAATGTTTACATGCAAGAAGCGCCAACAGATCAAATTAAAGTTGGTCAAGTTGTTACTGGTACAAGCATAGTTACGTCACCTGCTACAACAGTAAAAAGTTTTACTGCGGGAGCAACTACAACTCTTGGTGTTGGAGGTATAACTAATGGTTCAAAAACATTTACAGTAGTTGCACCAACCAGTGGTAATGGTAATATTGCTATAGGGCAATTACTACCTACACCAACATTTCCAGCAGAAACAACTGTAGCTGGTGTTCAAGGTCTTGTCGTAACAGCAAGCGTAGCCGCTGATAACAACGTGGCCGCTGGGGTTGGTATAGAATTTTTAGGTCATTTAACTTTATCACAACCACCGTCCGCAGCTTTAACATCATTAAACGCCCTAACATTTAACGAAGCAGACTCTTTGTCTTATATAGAATCTGGGCAAAGTGTTACAGGGTCTGGAGTTCCGGCTAACACAACGGTGTCTGCTGTAAACGGTAGCGTTATTACTTTATCAAACGACCTCACAACTGGAGGTTTTGTTACACTTACATTTGCTTCTGATGATATTAAATGCCATTATATAAGAAGGCCGGTTGATGTTGTTTGGGGTTACAACACTGTTAACTCAACAGCCTTGTACAACTCTAGCATATCAACAAACTTTGAGCTACACGAGTCAGAGGAAACTCAACTTGTTATTAAGATATTAGCTTTAGCAGGTATTTCTATGAAAGACCAAAGCATGTACCAAATAGCTACGGCAGAAGAAAACAGAACTATTCAACAAGAAAAATTATAATAAATGGGATTATTAGACAACAGCTCACAAAAATCATATTACGAAGGAACAGAATTTGGTGGTTATCAATTTATTTCATTAGAAGATGTAATAAATAACTTTATAGTTTCTTACGTTGGTGATGATAAAATAATAAGTAAAATAAAAAGAGGTGATGTTGCTTTTCATGCGCAAAGAGCTTTGCAAGAATTAAGTTTTGATACTTTTAAATCTACAAAATCCCAAGAAATTGTAATACCACCATCGCTGACAATGGCTTTGCCACAAGACTATGTTAACTATGTAAAAGTAACATATACTGACAATGCCGGTATAGAGCATGTTGTATACCCAGTTTCTAAAACATCAAACCCACTAAAAATATCTCAAGATGCTAACGGTGTTTATCAATTTACTGGTGACAACTTAAACACTTCAAATGATTCTACAACTTGGGATAAATACAAAACACACACAACTAGTAATAACGATAACAGCAGTGACCAATATGACGATGGTTTATATGATTTAAATGTTGGTCAGAGATATGGTCTTGATCCACAATACGCACAGACTAACGGTTCTTTTTATATAGACGAGTTAAAAGGAAAAATACATTTTAGCTCTAGTTTTTCAGGAAAAACTGTAACCTTAAAATACATAAGTGATAGTTTAGGTACAGATGCTGAAATGCAAGTACATAAGTTTGCTGAAGAAGCTATGTACAAGTGTATAGCATACGCTGTAATGTCTACAAGAGCTAACGTGCAAGAATATATTGTTCGTAGATTTCAAAAAGATAAGTTTGCTTCTGTTAGAAAAGCAAAACTAAGACTTTCAAATATAAAATTAGAAGAAATAAGCCAAATACTTAGAGGTAAATCTAAACAAATAAAACACTAGAGCATGCCAGAGATTAAAAATACTTTTACCTCGGGAAAGATGAACAAAGATCTTGACGAAAGATTAGTTCCAAACGGACAGTACGTAGATGCGTTAAACATAGATGTTGCATCGTCTGCTTCTGATAATGTGGGTACAATTCACAACTCTTTTGGTAATGTTAGAAAAGACACAATGCATAACATAGGTGGAAAATGTATTGGGTCTATGGTAAACAAAGAAGACCAAACAATAATATGGTTTATTGCTGGTGGTAGTGTAGATGCTATAGCAGAATACAACCCAGTAACAGATATTACAACACCAATATTAATATCTCCATTAGAAGGCTCAGCCGGAGCTTTTTTAAAATTCAACGCAAACAGACTTATTACAGCTATTAACGTTATAGATGGTTATCTATATTGGACAGATAATTATTCAGAGCCAAAAAGAATAAACATTAAAAGAGGTAAAGCAGGTAGATACACGTCTTCTAGTTCTATAGCAAACTTATGGACTACAACTACAAAGTTAAAATTAAAAGATGGTACTTTTGATGGCAATGTATTAGAAAAACATTTAACTGTAGCTAGGCCATACCCTATAAATGCACCAACTTTAACTTTATCAAACTCGCTAAGACCAGGTAGTGATGACTCTACAGTAAAAATATCTAGTAATACGTCTACAATGCCTAGTGATGTTGGTGACGGTAATAATGACAAAACTTGTAATATATATGGAAGAGGATCTGGGTCTACAGTTCAATATTATCAAAACTTAACTTTTAAAGCGGCTAATTCAACTAGTAATGGCGAGACAGAAATAGAAATAGATGCTACTGGTAATTTTAACGAAAAGCTATGGCAGTCTGTTGTTCCCGGTTATTATTTAACAAAAACAACAACAACAGGTGGTGTAGTTCAAAATAATTTAGACTTTAAAATATCAGG